ATAAAGATAAAGCACGGACTTGAAACATTACGCATTGATAAAAGACTATTAAGCGAAGACCTAACCATTCTTAATATCCTCTACGCATACGATGTTATCTGACAATTGAACCTCGTCCATTTGTATCCATCCACGGCTAGTTAAAACTGGATGCTCGCCAGTTATATTTATTATTTTACCGCAATCTAATTCCATTTCATAATATTGCTTGTCTTCAAATCGGTCCATTGTGTCGTAAACTTTATGAAATTCTCCAGTATGAGTTAACACCATGTCGCCGTTTTTTATATCTTCAATTGGCGTCAACCCAACTGGCGTACTTATCATTGAGCCACTTAAAATTGCATTCTGGTGAAGCGGAGGTTGATAGCGTACAAGCTCTTGAGAGTTAACACTGTAAACAGTGGTGTTGAGACGCTTACAAATATCTGACTTCGGTTCGCTGTTGACGAAAGTAAAGCTAGCAACTGCACTTGCAACTTCAGGGGAAAGTAAAAACTCGTTTCTCGCCTCATTAACTATAGTGCTCGTAACTGTTGCCGCTGCGGTGTCTTTCGTACCACTGTTTATTGATTTGTCCGCGGCTTCGTGCATGTCGCTTCTAATTAATTCAGGGTCGTTTGTTGAGGACTCGCTAGAATTAAATTGAAACGCCACAGTGTCGGCAACTTTCTTCGCCTCGGCTTCTGATAAAAGTAATGACTGGTTTGAAACTAAAATCTGAATGTGTCTAGGCAAATCACTGAAGTCTGAAAACTTAAACGTATCGACGTTCTTAAAATGCTTTCTTAAAAACTTCATGTCATAACCGAGCTTAACGTTTGACTTTTCTGGAACTTCTTTTCTTGCTTGTGCTAATGATTTTTTCGCTGCTCCTGTGAGTGATGCTTTCAGTTCTTTTTTGAAAGCGTTAACGCCGCCGATCTTAACGTTTTTTGTTGCGTTTAGTTTTTGTTTAGCGCCGAGTTGTGCGTAGTTTTTCATTATGTCGTTTATGTATTTGTCTGAAATGTTTTTAGTGTTACGACGAATTATTTCTGTGACTTCTGGGCTAACTAAATCAATTAAAGCCTTCGGGTTTTCTTTAAGCTCTTTTACTTCAGTTGATTTTATCGGCTTACTAGTCATGGTTTCGCCGTCTATAATGTGAACGTGACCAGATGTTTCTTTTTCTGTTTTCGTCCGGCCCGATGCCTCGCCCTTGGCGTCTAGTAAATCATGATAATGTTTTTCGCCCCTCTTTATAGCAGGACCAGTGCCCTTGTGAGTGTGACCTGTTGTATCTGCAAGCTTTAAGACAACTTCTTTATTATCAATGTCACTGCCGCCAGAATTATCCAAACTATCAACGTCGCTAGTATCTGCGTCAAACTCACTTTCACTTGCTGTCTCCTGGTTTTCAATTGCTGTACCTTCGGCTTTCTTCGGAAGCTTATGTATTTTTCTTACATAGTCCTCTAACTGTTCGTCGCTGTTTATTATGCCGCCGCTAGTGTAACCAGTTACGATCTCCATTATCTCTTTGCCAGCTTTATCACTAACGCCGAAATAAACTAACTTAGGTAAAATAGAAAGTTCTTCTCCGTAGTTTAATCTAATTAAATTAGGTATGAGACAAAGGTTCATTGTGTCGCGAATGACGTTTGCAACAGCTTCTAGGCCGTTTAAAAAGAAGTCGCTCAAGTCATTGCCAAGAGCGAAAGCGCCGCCGTTGCCGCCAGTCCCTAGCTCTAAAAACGTTGCGAGTATTGCGCCAGAGATCTTTTCATCCTCTGTTTTTATTAATGCGCTTAATTTCGTCGGGTCAAATTTACTGTCATGTAATTCTAACTCCCAACCCTCTGGCTTTATAATAAAACTGTCTTCTGCACTGGTGAAACCTTGCATTACTTCCACAGCTGCAAGATATTCGGAGTCGGTTTTCTCTACTTTTTTAGGCGCTGTAAGTATTGGCGTCGGTATGGCGAAACGTTCCGTCCCAATGTACTGAAGTTCTGTTGCTAGAAGTTTTCTCTTATAAGGACCGTACATAATACGCCCCATTGGAAAACCGATATTGTCGCCCTCTTGCTCGTTGTAAAATAATAGTAAAAACTCAGCAGGAATTTCAACGTCTACTTCTATATCGCCATTCGACTCTTGCTTGACAGCTAGAAGTTCGCCCGTGACTTTATCATGCGTCCACTCTGTTATTGTATTTTGTTTTCTAAAAGCAAGCTGAGCAAGCCCAGTGTAAGGACCTGTTTCTTTGTTAACTCTATTCTTGTGAACCACTTCGAATGCTGCAAAACCATGAAGGTAAAAAGTTAATACTTCGTGCATGAACTTAGACCATGAAATATCTTTGAAAAGTATTTGTTCGATTAAAGCCGCAGCTTCTAAGTCCTTAGCGTCGTCACTGGCAGGCTCAATAGACCACTCAGCAGCTTTTATCGGATAATTAACAGCAGAGATTGCCTTGCGAACTTGAGTGTCACTACGATGCATTTTATCGTAAAAACTATTCGCCTCACTTCCCTTTAATCCGTCGATATGGTCGTCTTGATTATGTATTTTTCCAATTACATCGGTCCCACTAGAACCGAGAGGAGCCTCATGTCTTACTGCTGGTTTGTCTTGCTGGTCGCATGTTGCCAATGATGTCGTTTCCCTTAATACTCTCGCGAGCGTATGCCAGAACGTCTTTGTTTCGTTCTTTCTTGCTTAACTAAAGGTTTCTGTTTTACGTTAGTGTTAAAACTACCATAACCTACGTTTACATAACGACCGTAATTGCACAAGGCTAACGAGTCACTAAAATCTGGCGACTTTCGACCTGTGCGCTTTCTGTAATCGTCTTTAGATTCAATCCGCAAACGTCCCTTACTGTCAACCTCTGCTTTTATTGTCGGCAGTTCTTTGAGAAAGTTTGAGTCGTCAAAAATATCAAGACCACTTTTTAAATCACTCGCAAGCAAGTGAAAGATGCGAGACTTTAAGTTAAAAAACCTGGCCTTATCTTGGGCAATCTTTTCTTTGTCCGTCTCTGACTTGGTTTCAGGGGATGAGCCAAAATGGAGTTCCACAATTTCCACTGACTTATCCACAATACCTTCGGCCTGGGCTTCGAGTAAATTATCGACAACGCCAGCCCCTATCCCAGTCGCATCTACAAGTACAATTGTTCTAAATAGTTTACGCGGTCCGTTAATCATTTTTATTGCTAGACCAGAGATGTAAGTCGTGCTTTGCTTAACGCCAACAGACAAATCAGTTTGTTTTTTTCCGATCATTTCAATTAAAACACTTTTATCGTCGCCGAAACGTGCAACATCAATTCCAATACATCTAGTTTCGGTTTCAGAAAACTCGAGATCTCTCTCTATCGCAGCATTAACGTGACTTAACTTTACTAAAACATTTTCGTCGTCGTCGGGAAAGTTTCCGAATGCTTTTGAAGCTACTAGTGGGTGGTCTATACCCCATTCTAAAATATAATCCATTAACCAACTTGCAGATAACAAATGAGGCGCTGGGTTTTTGTATTCGTTAATAGTTTTTAATCTCTCGTCTTTATGCATTTCTTGTAAGCGAGCTATTTCTTTTTTTACTTTATGAGTATTATTAAAACCGTTCGCTTTCATGTTAGGGCTATCGAAACAAGAAAGATGAATAGTTTTAAAACTGTCTGAGCTAAAGGTTTTAAAAAACTCGCAAGCCCTCGTCGTAGGGTTCCCAATTGTTACAAATTTCACAACTTTCCCAGAGGTAAGTAAGCCCTGGGCCATTTTCCAAACGTCAGGTGGAACGCCAGTCGCTTCGTCAAAAATAACCATTACATTATCACTATGGAAACCCTGGAAACTTGAACCAATTTGTTCGTTGCTTTCTCCAGCTGAGTTCTTTGTACTAAAACCTATCGCGTAATGCTTGTCAGAGTTAGTGAGCTTTGTTTTTAAAAGACTTCCACCTAATTTGTATTTAGATTTTTTATAAGCGTCTCGTAACTCGCCCCACAGCAACGTCTCGACCTGCTTATAAGTCGGTGCTGTTGTGATGATAATACTATTCTGAAAACAACAATAAAACCATAGAGCAACCCTTGCCATGCTCCAAGTCTTACCGACTGAGTGACATGCGCGAACAGAAACTTTATTGTTATTCGCTACAGCGTTTAATAAATTAATCTGATAAGGCTCTAGAGTATCAACGCCCAAAACTTCTTTAAAGAAACGCTCTGGATAACGGCGCCACTCAAGTATTTTTTTCGTCGCTGCTTTGTTCTTCAATTTCACCCTCTATAGTTTTCGGAGTTATGTCTAGCGCATCTTGATCGGCACTCATTAATAAATCCGTAATCGAGTTTACATTAATTTCTCCCGTGACTTCATGCTTCTCGCTCCAGTCACAAAGGTTTTTAAGAGCGAAAATTAACATTTTAGTGTCGCCCTCAAGAGCTAAGGTTAATGCTTTTTGAATTAACTTATTTTTAGTAAAAGAAACTTGACGGTCGCGCTGTTCGGTAAAAGTCCGGTCATATTCGCGGCGAATAAACCTTTCTATGGCTTTTACAGAGCAATTAAAAATTGCAGCGCAATCGTTTATCGTAGGCCTAAGCTTTAAGATTTTATTCAACTGTTCGGCGTCTATCTCAGCAGGTAAGGAGCCCCTGGCGTGTGGTTTTTTTTTAGACATTTAAGCTATCCAAAAGTTGTAATTGAATTTGCTTTGAAAGCCTGTTCATCATATAGGGTGGGACTGACATACCACATAAATATCTAATTTTTATCTTTAAAAAATTATAATTATCAGGAAAGGTTGTGCCTAAAACAATTTCTCTACAAGTCAAATGCCGAGGTGGATAGTCTAAAACATTACTATCAGAAGCTGTAATGGTGTATAATGGCTGGCTGTCTCGCTGAACCTTCGTCGTAAAACCCGATATTTTTCCATTTTTTCTTTTATTGACAATGCCTAAATGAATGTCTTTTTTTGTTTTAGACTTCCATAGAGAGTATTCCCTTTTTGAAAGGTCATTAATCACTGTAGGCTGTTTTATAACTGAGAAAGGAATTAAACCTTGATTAAAATTAAGCTCTAATTTTGGAAGCTTTAAATTTTTTCGTCTAGCTACAAAAAAAGTACGCTCTCGCCTCTGTGGAACACCCATAAAAGCCGCGTTAAGCAAAAACAATTGCAAGTCATAACCTGCAATATTAAACATTTGAGCTATTTCCTTTACATAGCCTTTTGCTTTCCCCATGATTAAACCTTTCACATTCTCAGCAATAACAATTTTAGGCTGTAAAATCCTAGCGGTTTCTATAAAATGAAAAAATAAGTCATCTAACACTTGTACAGCTTGGCCCTCACGAAACTTTTTATTTTTACCCCAAGCTTTCTCACGACTGCCAGCCATAGAAAAGCTACTACAAGGAGGAGAGCCATCTAAAATATCTAAATTAAAAAGTTCTTTTGGAATTTCTTCTCTTGGTAGTTTGTTAAAATCCTGAATACCCATTAAATAACTATACTTAGGTTTGTGATTAATTTTATAAATAGCCATCATTTGAGGGTCGATTTCGACGCCGCCTAAAACATCATAGCCGGAAAGCTTATAACCCATCGTTGAGCCACCACCACAATGAAAACATGAAAAAACCTTATAGCCATTTTTGGGAATATCTTTTAATTCTGATAAGTTCCACGGTCCAGTTTTATGAGTTGTCTTTACCACTGTCGTCCCACTCAAATCCACACTTCGGACAAGTGTGCTGAAAGTTATCAAAGCTATCTAAATCTAACTCGCCACTAGTGTTTTTAATTTCCTTTGAAAAGCCATCAATATTAAAATCATCAAGCCCCAACAATTCAAAATCTATATCACCAAGGTCAAGGTCTTTTATATTTTCAATCATTAATGCATCATCATGGTCCGCAAGCTCTGCAATTTTATTATCAGCAATTAGAAATTCAAATTCCGCAGCTTCGCTATTAAAATCTTGATACTGAACCGGAACTTCTTTATATCCGTTTAGTTTAGCCGCTTCTAGTCTGCCGTGGCCTGCTACGATAAACTTCGAACGACTACTTACTATTATGGGGTGACGCCAACCTGTATGGTCGATTATTTTAGCCAGCATTTTAATCTGTTTCTCGCCGTGAGTGTTCGAGTTTCTAGGGTGCGGTGTTAATAAGTCCACATCGATAAGATCGTTATATTGACAGTTTATTTTCATGTTGCCTCTTTATGATTGTCTGAACTAATTATTCGAGGAGTTTTTAAGTCAATAGTCAAACCAAACGTTCTGGCGACGCTTAATATCATAATCATTCCCTGATAAGTTTTATTATGTAACACAAGAGTAAACGCGTACGGAGTTCGGCGCGAAAGCGATTAAGTAATACGCAAAGCCACACAAAGGCCGCTAAAAGCTTTTTAGATAAAAGCCTAGCAACTGGGCGCTTTTTAGTTTTTAACTCAATCGCAGCGCGTAATTGGCCGTCTCAGCTGCCGACAACGTTGTTAACCGCCGACAACAACATAAAAAATCAATCAACAAGCTCATAAGAGCCGCTAGGCATGGTATTGACATTAACCCTCTGCTTAGCCCATTGAATGAACTGGCGGCAAGTTGAGCACTCGCATCGAATGTGGTTCGTTTTATTTTTGAACTCACACCAAGAGAAATTAAATTCACGTTTTCCGCACTCACATTTTCGTTCAACTTCGACTGCGTTTTCAGCTGCTTTTATTGTCTGCATGTTTGCCTCCTGTTAATTACTTTTAAATTAATTCTTTACGCGTTGCGCATACGTAGTTGCGTAATTTAACCATGCAACTCTGTAATAGCTCTTTATTCTTTTTATTATTTCTTTTTATTATTTCTTTTTCTTTTCTTTTTTTCTTTTCTTAAAACAAGAAAAAGAAAGTATAATAAGTTAAATAATTAAAATCACTCAGCTTTTTTAAATTGCGACGCAGTGCACAAGACTGCAACTGCATAGTTTTACTACGCAAATAAGTTTAACACTCATAGTCACTTTTAAATGCCTTAAATCTAACGCCAGGCATCACAGCTAAATGACGTTTAACGTCGACAACTATGCGCGATGCGCTATCAAATTCTGACATGTTTATTTCTTTTCGAAACATCTTTTTTACTCCCAATTTCGCCTTGATTTTTTTTATAAAAGGAATTCTAGCGCGGGGCATAAATCCATCTTTTTTGCTGTCCTCAGAGTACCTTTTATACATGTCAGAATTAACGATAAAATCAGCAGGGTCATCCGTAACTTTGACATTTTCATCAAGCCAACGGAGCACCGAGTCACTTTCTAAAACATACTCTTTCATCGCTTCCTTAGTGTGGTCGCTCTTAGTGAACTGCAGGTCTTGTTTTTTGAACCTTTCCCATCCATCTAGGGCAAAGTTAAGCACCCCAGGAATTTCTTTTAGTAGTCGCCCTTTGAGCTTGTGGTCGCGTTCGGCTTCTGGGATAAACTTTTCGAATGGAATTATGACAAGGCGCTCCTTAAGACCTGCCGTTGTATCTTTGAAATGAGGAAACTCGTTTGTGGCAAAAAACATCCTTGCGTTAACTTTAAGGTCAAACTCGTCAATCCCTTTTCTAGCAGCAGTGACAAAGCCGCCGCCGACGATATTCTTAAAAACCTCGGCGTCTATATTTTTAGGCGACTCCTCGACAATGTTTGCAAGTTTTCCGTCGAGGCGAACTGCCGAGAAAGGTTTCCCTATCAATCCCATTGGAACACTTGAGACTGAAGCGTTGCCGAGTACAGCAACTATAACATCAAGCAGAGTGGACTTACCGTTTCGTCCGTCGCCGTAAAAGCAGAAAGCATTGTGTTTGAACGGCTCGCCACCGACGAGAGTGTAGCCAATTATTTCGCCGATCAAATCTATGAGAGACTGATCGTTTTCAAAAATAAAGTTTAGAAACTTTATAAATTCTGGGCATTTTGCTTCAGCATCATACTTATACGGCAGTTTGTAAGTGAAATTAAAGTCAGGACTATTAACAGCGAGAGCTTTACTATTAATATTAACAACGCAGTCTTTAGTGTTGATAAGACCTGTTGGCGAAACGAACTCTTCTTTATCTTTATAGCATCTTGCCGTAATCATTGCCTTGAAGTTACGAATACTAGTCGGGTTCGCTCTTACTCCGAGTAGTGTTTCGATTAAATTTTCAAGTCTTAAGTTTGAAACTCTGTGATAAAAACCATGTTTATACAAACAGCGATAAGAGTCGTCATTTTTCATATATAAATAATTTTTAAAATAATCACTCATACCTTTATAGTCAGGTGTCCATTTACTTTTTCCTTCGATAACGTTTCCACTTTTATCTTTCGGTTTTATTTCTATATAGAAACCATCTTTCATGGTGGGAAATTGCTCCATTTTTTCTGTTGCATCGTCTTTGGGAATATTTCTCTTCCAGATTTCGTCAACAAAACTAGCAGCGTTATTATCTGCTGAGTTTCCGTGTTTCCATTTTCGGCTTTTACAATTGAAGTACAAAAAATCAGCGTCAGCATTTATTTGCTTATCAAATTTGAGCACGTCTATTATAAGTTGTTGTTTCGAGTAACCATCAAACCGTCTTGCAACAGTGTAAGCAGAGAGTTTATTGTGTGAGCCACTCCTGCACCTTCCACTTTCTAGTGTCGTATCTACTTTGTGCGAATTTCCTTTCGCTTTTTTCTCTTCGTCTTTTATTTTTTCATTTAAGTTGTGCAAAGCTGTAAGTGTTTCTTCTGTAAGAATTGGCAAACTATCAACTCCAGCTTCGATTAACGAGACGCCCACCCATTTGAAATTAGTTTTAGAGACATGGTTCCACCCAGGAGGAAGACAACAGTTATTACCATCGGATAATATTTCAACTTGTATTGCGTTTAGTTTGCGAGCACGTTCGCCGTTATATTGAAAAAACCGTGAAGGTCTTTTTTTCGGATTGCCAATGCGCTGAACTTCCCCTGGTGGAGGGAGCAGTTCCATTACTGTTTTAAAGAGTGTGGGATTATTTTTTTCAATTAAATCAATATCAACAACAGTGACGCCGGAAGTTTTACCGAGCACGATGTTCAGTCCATTGGCTTTCGCCCAATTTTTCGTATTTTTTAATATATTTTCTGCTGACTCTATTTGCCAGTTCTGCCCGAACGGTCTTTTGTCGAATGCTGGCACGACGACCATGTTGTGCTCAGCGTACTCTTTCGCAATTTCTAATAACTTAATATCGTTCATTTATTTATGCCCCTCGTTTGTGTTATTTTTTTAAAGTATTAAAGAATTTAGTTGATTATCACAACACGGTTAAGAATAAAAACAAACTGTGCTCGCGTGTTATAAGAATAAAGTTTGCATTAATTAATTACATTGCTGTAATATTACGCTCTTAGAAGGCCCCTTTCTATTTGTTAAGAAAGTTGTTTAACTATACTGGTTAAGTTGTTGTTATCTTTTGTGTTTGCATGCATTTTAAGATGATTTAAGAAGTTCAAGTTTGCCTCTTGTCTTTTCGCTCCATGTTGGTTTAGACTTTTTTTTACTATAAGAGGGGCTTTCTTTTTATTAATAAGTTTACATTAACCAACTATTAATTTATTAAGTAACAACATGAGGGGCAATAATGGAAATTAGAAAAGCAGCTGAAGTCGTTAACCAGATGAAACGTGATTTTGAAGTTTACAAAGACAAAGTAGATGAGCTTGACAGTATTTGCGCGAGCCACGAGCAGTTAAGCGCAAGGCTTAATCAAGAAAACGAGGCGTTGCGTTTATTATTTAACCGCGTAAAGAAGTACGCTCTTGACGATGATTTAAAAAGCATTTCGAGTTTACTTGAG